GGCCAGGAGGTCTCGCTCCGCCACCCGCGGTTCTTGCTCGCTCAGCCGCAGGAGGAGCGGGGACCCGATGCGCACGGCCGCCAGCTGGCGCCAGGACGCGGCGAGCTCGTCGCTCCGTTTGGTCGCTTCCTCGATTTCCTTCGTGGCCTTCATGATCAGCAGGGCGACCGCCCCGGCCGCGCCGGCGGCGACGAGCGCGTGCATGCCGCCGGCGAGGGCGAGCAGGGAATTCGCCGCCTGGCCCGCCGGGCCGATCATGCCGAAGGCCTGCAGCGCGACGCCCTGGAGGGCATTGCGCATCTGGCCGGTGGCCCGATGGGCGATCACCTGCGACCGCGTCATCTTGTCCATGACGACGGCCGAGGCCGCCAGGCGGGCATCGAAATTGGCTGTTTGCGCTTCCAGGACGGCGAGAAGCCGCGCGGCGACGGTCATGGGCGGGACTCAGCGACCACGGGAGTCCTTCGCGTGTTCACGCGCCCGCTCTTTCTCGTGTTCCAGGGCGTCGTGTTCGAGCGCAAGGTATGCCTCCCACTCATCGAGCAGCTCAGCCGGCAGCCCGAGGATGTAGCCGACGTCGAGTTCCTTGAACGCGCGACCGAGCCGAAACGCCTGCAGGCGGCGCGGCCGCGCTAGGAGTTTCCCTTGAGGCTCTCCAGCGTCGCGCCGACCCCTGAGAGCGCGGCGGCCTCGAGGAACAGCGGGTCGAGGATCTCCGCTGGTTGATGCCCCAACGCGGGCGCGTGCTCATCGGTGAATAGCCGCTCCCCACTCACGGGATCGTGGAGGCACTCGATCAGCATCCGCGCGCGCTGATTCTCGCGGTTCGCCTGAATCTGGCCGCCCTGCACGCGCACGTTCTGCGCCTCCCAGTGATCGCGCTGGGCGCCCGTCATGCCGACCAGGCGCACTAGGCCCCAGCCCTTCACCTCCACGTCCTTGAACGGGGGCTGGCGCGGCGTGAGGATCGCCGCGCGCAGCTGCTCTGTGGTCGTCGTCACGGGGTGATGTCCTCCGTCAGGCCGGGGGTCGTGCCGGCGGGCGTGATCTCGATCTCGACCTCGGGCACGTCGCCGAAGTTGCCTTTGATGGGCGCGTAACGCGTGATGATCCCCGTGCCGGTGAAGTGGGGGTTCGTGGCACCGGCCACGGCCGACGTCGGCTGCAGGATGTAGGTGAAGGCCGTCTTGCCGTTCCACAGCGGCCACAGCGTCGCGTGGACCTGGGCGGCCGCGAAGTCCTGCTTGAAGCGCACCATGATGGGTCCCGTCTCCTTGATCGTGGCCAGAAACTTCACGTCGATCTGGCCCATGACCGGCCCGTCCTCCACGGTGCGGGTGCGGCCCTCGGCGTCGATGCCGGTGCAGTGCGCCGCGAGATTCACCGCGTTGATGATCGCGACGCCGTCGATGAAAGCGTAGTGCGGCATACGTCAGGCTCCTGCGCCCGGGGGCGCGGTTTCCATCACCGTCTCCTGGCAACCCTCACACGTGAACCGCCGCGGGCTCCCCATCGTCCCGAGCAGGTACTTCCGCTGCGACTCCGGATGCGTGCAGACGTCTGCAGGCGCCGCCGGCCCTGTCTCGATCGCCCCGAGGTACACGAGCGTCGCATCCAATTGCGCGCGGCAGGCGAGCAGCTGCGCGATCAGGACCTCGAGCTCGTCGCGGGCCACCGGCTCGTTAGGCGAGCTGATACGTGAACCCCACGTCAGCCGAGACCCCGGGATGCTGGGTGTCCTCGTCCTTCTCGAAATCGCGCCCCTCGTCCAGGATCACCGCGGCCGAAACCGTGATGCCCCCCGCCGTGCCGGTCCACCGGTTGAAACAGGCCTTCACCTGCTCGGCCAGTGCCCACGCCGCCTTCCGCGTCGCCGCCACGCAGTCGAACTGCACCCGCGGCTGCGCCAGCGAATCCCGGCTCATCACGTGCACCCGCGGCCCACCGACGATCGTGAACTGGACGTAGGGCGGCGCCACATCCTGCGGCACGTGATCGACCGGATAGATCCGGGGTGGCGTCCCGATCAGGGCCGTGAGGCCGGCGAAGGCCGACGCGCGCGTGAAGATCGCCTCACCCAGACTCACCGCTTCTTCCTCCGCGGCCGCTCCACGATCTTGACGTCGACGTCGGTCATCTCCAGTCGCACGCTACTGATCAGCTCGAGCTCGAGCTTCGTGATCTCACCCACCCGCCCCCGGACGGTGAAGCCTTGCACGTACTGCGAGATGTCGCGCCCGTCGATCGACAGGCAGCTCTGGCCGCCGAGCCGCGCGGCCGCGACCACTTTCACGCGCCGCTGGTCGCTCACGCGGCCCTCGCCGGCGCCTGCTCCGCGAGCCGCCGCCAGTGCTGCTCGATGCCCTTACCGATCACCTCGGCCATCCGCCGGATCACCCGCTCACGGGTCTCGTCGAATGCCGGTCGCAAAAAAGGCCGCGCCGCGACGAATCCCTTGGCGCCCGCGCGCCGGCGCTCCGTCAGCTTCCGGCGCAGCTCCCCATGCATACCGGTGACGAACGAGCGATGCCGCGTCACGAGGACCGTCTTCGTCACGACCGTGCCGTCCTTCCGCTTCCGGCGGACGGTCTTCCAGTTCACCCTGACCGCCGTCTTCACCCGCTGCTGCGAGCCGAGCGCCTTGCGGCCCGGGCCGCGGGCGATCTGCCTGTGTCCGAACTCGACCAGGTGGGCGAACGGGATCCGCGTCCCGACGTGGACCAGCACATGCGCCCGGTCTTTCTCCCGCACCTCAACCTTGATCGAGTCGCTAAGCCGGACCGTTCGCGGCCGCCGACGTAGACTCGGCCGCGGCGCGAGCTCGGCCGCGCGGGCCCGCACGATGCCGGCGCCCGCGACGACCCCCGTCTCGAGGACCTCGGCCGCCGCCTGCCCCATCGTCCGGAGCGCCCGGGTCATCTCGCGGCCGCCGGTGAACTGCATCCGCATGCTGTCGGGCACTTACGCCCCCCGCTGCCGCGTGATCAGGATCAGCTCGCCCTGGCGCTTCTTGCTGTCGTCCACGCGCGTGATGTCGTAGAGCACGCCGCCCTCATTGATCCGGAACTTCGTCGGGCTTAGGGCCGCTACCTCGGCGCTGTAGTAGATCGTCCACTGCACCGTGGCTGACGCCGTCCGGCCCTCCCCAGTCTCTCCTTCGCTGCCGCCGAGGTCCTCCTGCTTCGCCCAGACGGTCGCGAACGTCGGCCAGTTCTCGATCTCCGCGCCATCCGTGTCGCGCGTGACGCCGGTGTTCTGCTCGATCGTGATCCGCCGATCCAGCTCGCCGGCGCGCATCTACAGCCAGGCGATCCGGTACGGTGCAAGCAGCGAGCGGGCCGCCATCGTGATCGGAATCGCGGCCACGATCGTCCCCGTCACGATCTCCTCCCGGTTTTGGAAGCCCGTGTTCACCATCACCTTGATCGCCTGCCGGATCTCCTCCGGCACGTCCTCGATCGCGTTCCCGTAGCCGGCCACGAACCGGAGCTCGACGGCATTCGGCACGTCCCGCGTCGCCGGCCAGCTTTTCCCCCACGCCGGGTAGACCCGCCCGGGCTGGGACTTCGCGTCCACCTGGTACTCGCTCGCCGCCAGCACCACCTGCGCGCCGCCCGTGTCGATGTACTTGATCGACGTCACCGACTGGAGCGGCGGCCGCGGGACCCGGATCCGGCCCCCGTGGTCGCACGGGAACGCGTCCAGGAAGTAGTCCCACGTCTGCGTGTTGAGCGCCCGCCGGAGCTCCGTCGACTCGACCTGCCGGCGCGCGGCCAGGAGCAGCATCTCGACGACGTCATCTTCGGCGCTCGTCGTGATCCGCGCCCAGTCCTTCGCCTCGGCGACGGTGACCGGCTCGATCGCCGGCGGCGTCACCAGCACGAGCGGTCCCATGCGCCTCCTCTCGCCTCAGCCCGAGCCGGGAGCCGTGAGGTCACCCCCACGGCCCCAGCTCACGCCGCTCAGACCGGCGGGTTCAGCGTGGGCGCCTGGGTGGGATGCCCCAGGACCGCGATTGCCGCCACCGGCCACGCGCCGAGGTTGGCCGCCGGCGTGATCGTCAGGCGCACGTACCGCTTCGTGCCCTTGTAGCCGATCTTCCGGGTCTCCGAGTCGTCGGCGAAGGTGAAGCCCGCCAGCGCCTCCGTGCCGATCAGGTCCTCGTCCGCCACCGCGGCCGCGTCCGAGAGGTTGGCCGCGTCGCCGTGCTCGACGGTCGCGATCAGCCAGGTCAGGGACTCGAAGCCCTGCCGGTCGATGATCTGCGACACCTGCGCGGTGTTGTCCGACGCGCCGACGACGGGATCGATCCCCCGCTTCGGGTGGATGTTGTTCATGAGATCGCGCATCGCTCTATTCTCCCCTTGGAGGGGACCGCCCGGGCTGGCGCGGCCCCCGTCACGGTGTCGTGATCGCGGTTACGCCGCGAACTTGATGAGCTTCAGAGCCTCGAAGTTCACGACGTCGCCCCCGACGCGGCGGGTCGTGTAGAACTTGATGAACGGCTTCGTCGTCAGGTTGTCGCGGATCAGGGTCAGGCCCCGGCGATCCACGATCTCGTAGGCCTGGCGGAAGTCCGCGTACGCGATCGACAGGCTGTCCGCCGCGATCGCCGCCAGGTCCTCGAACAGCGCGACCGGGTAGCCGGCCAGCGACGTCGGCGTACCCGCCTGCAGCCCGGGCTGCCAGACGTAGGCCCCGTTCGAGTCCTTCAGCTTCCGCGTCTCGGCCTCCGTGGTCCGGTTCATCGCGAACCGGGCGTTGGCGCGATACGCGACCTTCAGCTTGCCGATCGCGGTGAGGAACACGTCCCCGCCGTTCGGCGCGGCCGCGAAGGCGCCCGCCGCTCCGGTGTTGACCTGCTCGACCACGTTCCAGGCCGACGCGGAGGGCACGCCGGCGCCGTAGGTCGTGAAGCCGCGCGACTTGGCGATGCCGTTCCCGACGACGTTGGCGCTCGCCTCGAGGCGCCCCAGCTTGTCGCCGATCTTCCGGACGAGCCAGCCGTCGACGTCGAAGTCGGCGTCGTCGAGCTCGTCCTGCGAGATCCGGGGCTCGGAGAACTGCCCGTGCACCGGGATCATCCACTCGCCGAGCTTCGGCGCGGCGCTCTCGGTCGGCGCCGCCGTCTCGCCGATCCACCCGCCCCCCGCCTCGTCGAGGTCGTTGATGCCCTTCTTCTCCTTCCGGCTCGTCGTGCTCACCGAGGCGAACTGCCGCATCGGCGAGGTCTCATAGACGAGCTGGGCGACCCGGCCCGTGAGGTCGGGCGGCACGAGGTAGCCGCCCTCGGGGTCCGTGCCGACGGTCATCGCGGCCCGGATCTCACCCGCCACGGCCTCGATGCCGCGCCGCACGTACTGGCGGAAGCCGCGGCCGTAGACCCGGTACTGCTCGAGCTCGGGGTCCCCGATCGCGGCCGGGGGCGCCATGTTGCGACGCCGGGCCGCGATGGAGAAGAACTCCTGCGCGTGTGCCCGCTCGAGCACGGCGGCCGGGTTCTCGGTCCGCGAGCCGAGCGCCTCGAGGCGCGCGACCAGCGTTTCCTGCGCCCGCAGCTGGGTCGTCAGCGTCTCGATCTGGCCGCGGAGCTTCGTGATGTCGGCGTTGGCCGCCTCGACCTTGGCGACGACGTCGGCACTCGCCGACCCCTTGGCCGCGATCTCGCCCAGGCGCTGGTCGTTCGCGGCCTTGAAGGCCTCGAACGCCTTGCCGAGCTCGTCCAGTTTCTTCTTGAGTTCCTCGTTCATGGCTTCACTCCCGTGAGGGTTGTGATGAGTCGGTCCAGTTCATCGAGCGACTCGTCACCCGCGTCCCGCGGGGAGAGTGCTGTCAGCGCCGGCATCCCCTGCGATGCCACCTTCTCGGCTTCCGAACGGCTGAATCCCGCGTCCCGCAGGAGCCGCTCCACCTCCCGCACCGTCGGCGGGCGCTCCCGGGCCGCGAGCGCCGCCGGGGCGTGCTCGAACACACTCAGGTCCCACCGGGCCGCGGCCTCGGACTCCGCGGCCGGCCCGTCGATCGCGTCCGCGAAGCCCGCGTCCTTTGCCTCCTCGGCCGTGAACCACGTCTCCGCCGCCATCCACTCGGCGACCTGTTCCTCGCCGGCGTCCGTCTTGGCGACGTAGACCCCGGCGAGCGTCCCCTCGACCTTGTCCAGGACCTCAGCGGTCTTCCGGTGGTCGGCCGCGTCCCCGATCGTGATCGTGAACGGGTTGTGGATCATGAAGAACGCGTTCTCGGCCATCCGGACTTCCTCGCCGGCGAGCGCGATCA